GTCACGGTCCCGGTGTCGTCCCCGAGGAGGCCCGGCCGCTGGGCAATGAGCGACTCGAGTTGCGACCTCGACCGGTTGACCGCCACGAGGCCTAGCGTCACGTCGGCCTCGTTGGTCTGCAGCTCCAGCTCCCGGTCCAGGAGCTCCATCGTGTCGAGCACGGTCTGGTAGGTCGCCATCAGTCGTACATCTCCGAGAATCGGCTCCCGTCACCGATATTGCGGATCTTCCCCTTCCAGATGATGTCCCTCACCCGGTCCTGGATGTACTGGTCCTGCTGCTTCTCGAACCTCTCCTCGGCCTTCCTGCGCTTCTCCATGAACTCCCGGTAGGTCGTCTCCGCCTTGCCGAAGAGGTGCGGATAGGACTTGAACAGCGCGGCGATGGTGATGTCGTCGAGCTGATCGGGATCGCAGAAGATGAGGCGGTGCCATCCGGCGCACCAGGGCTGGGTGATGTCGGGGTTCCTGATCCAGATTTGCCACTTCTCCCGGATCGGGTGCCACGACAGGTCCAGCGACGGGTGGAGGCCCTTGAGACGCTGGCGGAAGGCTTCCACCTCGCGCTGGGAGGCGGAGACGCAGCGAGGAGCACGGTCGGGCGTGAACCACTGCGGGAAGTAGCGACCGGGGTCCTTCCGCGCCTCCTTCAAGGTGACGGACTGGTCGCCGTCGTGGCTCTCCTTGAACGGCCTGCCCTTACGGGCCTTGAGCCGATCCCGGACGATCTTCCCGTCCGGCTGTACCCCGTCGCGCCGCTCCCAGATGTGCATCAGCCAAAGTGGAACCTGTACGCACCCTGATGGTCGGCGTCACCGTTCTTGAGGTGCTTGGCGAGCATCGCACGGGACATCTGTCGGGATCGGTTGCTGTCCGGCGTCTTGATGTTCTGCCTCTCGTTGCAGCCATGCACGGGGCAGTCGAGGTAGTCGTCACCCTCCTCGATCTCCTCGGCGTAGTAACTGTCTCCCGCCGGGGAGCTCCCATTGCCACTCTGGAGGTCCTGGGTGAAGTCGCTGTCGTCCGTGAAGCCCTCGTCGAGCAGCGCGAGATCATACCGTCTCACGCGCCCCACGTCGGAGCCCTCACCCTGGTACTGACGTTGCCCACGCCGGTCGTACGCGCTCATCTCGGGATGGTGCGCCTTACCACCGGGGTTGGACCGCTTCCGGTCCTTGTAGCGCCTCTGCCGCTCGACCCAGGTATCGATCTGCTCCCGAACGGCGTCGGGCCCACACCACTGCACCTGACCCGCTTCCTGCATCTCGTCAAGGTCCCGGAACCTGTCGAGCGCATTTTCGATCTGAAGCAACTCGGACCTCACAGCCGCCTGAAACTGCGCCTGCGGGGTATCCACGACAGCCCCGGACTGGCCCCTGACCTCCTGGAAGTCCTGGAGCTGGATCCCGAGCTGGTCGGGAGTGATCTCCTGGATGACCGCCTTCGGGTTCTTGCCGATGTTGTCCCGGATGATCGTGAGCGTCTCCGACCGGTACATGGTCGGCCCGAAGACACGGTTCACCTCGGGAAAGTTGTCATCTACGTCGTACGACATGGGTGTCTCCCTTGATGCGAACGGGGCGTGACCACGTGACCACGCCGATGAAGTCAGAGGCCCGCCCCGTCCACACCGAGTTCACAGGGACGACGAAGGGTCTCAATGCAGCTCCTGGTCCCGTCCGGGGTTCCAGCTCTGCGGCTCGCCCATCGCACGCTTGGGCACGTAATCCACGAGGAGGCCGAACAGGTTAATCTCCTCTGCCGCGTCCGTGGCGTCCAGCTTCACGTTGAGAGCCCAGAAGGCGGGCTCCGTGACCTGGGCCATCGTCACGGTGTCACCGTTGATGACGCCCCGGTCGGTGAGCTGGTGAGCGTCTGCGGTGCCGTTGTCGGTGTCCACGGCGATCGTGGTGTCAAGAGCGGTCGATCCGACCGCCCACGCCGTTCCCGCCGCGATCACGTCGTACAGCACGATCCAGGTGTGGGTGTCCGACCCCGTGGTGGAGGCCGTCGAGTAGACGACCCGGATTCCGACATCGTGCGACCAGTTCAGGTCACGGGGGACGGGAACCCAGAAATCGTACTCGTCACCGGCGGTCATGATCGCACCGACGATGCCGGTGGCCCCGGCCTCACCCTCCACCGGAGCCCCAACACCGGCACCGATGTCAGCCGTGGTGCCGTCACCGAGGACCCCGAGGCTGTTCCGGTACGTGTAGAACCTCTCCTTGCGCTTGAGGCGACCCTTGTCGAGCATTGCTTTCTCCTAGCAGGCCGTCAGACGCCCGTGAAGCCGCGAACGCGGGTCCACGAGTACCAGGATGGCCCGGTTTCTGCTAGCTGGCGCCACGGACGGCCTCTCGCAGCCGCCTCACGTCGCCAGATTCGTTGATCTGGTTGCCGACGCTGTACTTGTCGAGCAGGTGCAGCACGTTCGACGCCGCAGCCACGAGCTCCGGCATCGCCTTGACCTTCCGGCGAAGGGCGCTGACCTCGCTCTCCAGCTCGGTCTTCGTTGGCATTTCCTGCTCCTGGTGTGGAAGGGAGGCTCCGACTGGGAGCCTCCCCTGGGATCATCAGCTCTCAGCGATGTCCTCGATCTTCGCGTTCGAGGCCGGGTTCTGGCAGACCAGCTCACCCGCCCACCACCAGGCGACCTCGAAGGTCGCGTTCGAGGTGTCACGGAAGAAGTTGGCCCGGTCGAACGTCTCGGACACCGGCTGCGGCACGCGGTTCTGGCCGTGCGCGATCTGCCACGTGGACGTATCCAGGAGGTAGATCTCGTTCGCAGCGGCGAAGTCGTCAATGTGGACCGGAATCCCGGAGAACTTGAGCGAGGTCTCGCCCACGTCACCGAGGTCCGCCACACCGGACGGGCCGAGCGAGCCGCTCATCCCGCTGCTACCCCGCTCCTGCATCGCCTCTGCGGCGAACAGCTGGTAGTAGCGCCGGTACACGCGCGGATTGGTCAGGATCACATCAATCTCACCCTGACCCTTGAGCCGGGCGTCCAGCATCGCCTGCAAGAGCAGGTCCTCCGTCAACGAGCGGTTGGTACCGCCGTTGTCGAGGACGACGCTCTCCCAGAACTCGTTCCCGGCGGTACCACGGTCGATCGAACCGTAGTCGCCCACGATGGTTGCCGGGTCAGCAGTGTCGATGATCGCCCGCAGCCCCGTGATATGGAGCGCGTCGTTCACCGAGTCGTCTGAGGTGTCCTGCCGGACGAAGTAATCGTTCGCGGCAGTGCCCGAGATCGAGCCCGAGACGGTGATCGTGTTGGCGACGGTATCGACCGCGGTGATGGTCCCAGAGTCGAGGTGCTTCGTGTCGTTGTCCGTGTCCATGATGTCCACCACCATGCCGTCTCTGGCACGGATCGGGGCACTCACGGTCACGGGTGACGAGTCGTCGGCAGCCGGAAGGAACGCCAGGACACCACGGCCATCGCTCAGGATGTCGTTCGACAGATCCTGCACGAAGCCGGTACGGATCCCGCGATCCATCAGCGTCAGGGCCTTCTCGAAAGCCATCTCGTCACCGTTGCCGGCGTCCGAGAGCAGCTTCCAGGAGACGTCGTACAGCCCCGTGTACTCCTGGAGCGTGAACAGCGCCTCGTCGGTTGCGGGATCCAGCGCCGTCGGCAAAGCACCACCCTCGGTGATGCCGGTGATCGCTTCCGGGAGCTGGTTGTAGATGGGAGTGATGAACTGACCACGACCTCCGGCCCTGACCTGCCGCTTCTTGAAGATGTTCCAGGCGATGCTCTTGGTGTTGAGGATCATCTCCAGACGGTCAGCACCGTAGGTGTACTTCAGTGCTTCTGTTACGTCTGAGACTGTTGCCATTGCCTACCCCTATGAGGAGAAAGCCTCCATGATGCCTTGGACATCCATGATCGGCTTTCCATCCTTGGAGGGGACCGCCTTCCCACCCTTGCCAGGAATACCCTTCTTCGCAGCTTCCAGATCAGCCTTGTCGGCAGCCTTGAACGCCTTCCTCAAGGACTGCCAACGCTTCTCCATCAGCTCCGGGAACGCATCGTTGAGATCGTCTCCGGTGTACGAACGGTAGAGGTCATTCGCGGCAGCCTCGAACGTTTCCATCGCAGCCTCGGGAACCCCCAGCCGCTGAGCCTGATCCTGGATACGCTGCGAAAGGCTGTTCTCTGCACGCGACTCCCTGAGCTCGTCGAGCGTTCCAACGCGCTGCTGGTAGTCGTTGTACAGGAGCCCCAGCGCCTGCAGGATCTGCTGCTGCTGCTGCTGAAGTCCTCCGACGGTCTGGTTCTGAAAGATGTCCACCAGTTGCCGCAGCGACTCGCCGTCGACGTAACCGCCGTTGCTTTCGATCTTCTGGAAAATCTGGTCCAGAGGACCGGCCTGCCCCTGTTGGGGCTGTTGTTGCTGGGCCTGTCGCTGCTGCTGCTGGTAATACGCTTCGAGCTGCTGCGCGTATTGCCTCCACTGCTGGGCTTCTTGAAGCTGCTGTTCCCACTGCTGCCGCTCCTCGGACAGCTTCTGCGTCTTCTGCGTGTAGTCCTGACCCTTCTGGTAGTACTCACGCAGCTCGTCGATCGAGAGGGGCTCATCGAGCCCGTCCCATGCGACTGACGCACCGTCCTCGAGCGAGATGGGCTCGGAGGCTTCGCCGCCTGTGTCACCGGCCTCGCCCCCTCCACCAGCTTCGGCATCGGGTGCCAAGTAGATCCGCTCCGTTGTCATGTTCATCTGGTTTCCCACCGACAGTCCATCTTCGGATCGGTGACGACTCCGTGAACGCCATCAGGAACGCGAAAACCCCGCCCTGAGCGAACTCAAGGCGGGGCTCTCTATGCTTTCGCTCCAGCGTTCGGGGAACCTCACGCTGGAACAACCCCCGCCAAGAGGTTCATACCTGACTGTTCAGCGGCTGGTCGTTACCTCACCGCTCCCGGTTGCTGCCATGTGCGGCGTCGGGTTAGTCGCACCCCTAGCACGACTCCCGTCAGCCAGTTCGTACTCACTACACACTCTCAACCGTCAGGGTGTCAAGCGACCGTCTCCTGCGGGAGACCGCCTTCGGATGAAGCTCACCTCCGTACCCGAGTGCCTCTATAGGCTCCTGAGACGCCACGTAACGGACGATCTCGGGCGAGGGAGTAGGTCGGTTGAGACCCACGTTGAACGGGGGCTGAGAGAACGTCCTACCCGTGATGGTGCCGAGATCCTCCCGTAGCGTCTCCTGCTGACCCACGAGATCCACCGAGTCGATGAAGGGCTTGAAGAACTTGGCGACGAACCCTGGCCTTGCACCCTCGAGGTTGTGGACGAACTCCTCGAATCTCTCACCCCGGTGGCGGGCGGTGATCGTCTGCATCCAGTGATACGGCTTCACGAGGTCGAAATCCTCCGGCATCGGCCCTTCGTTTGCCCACCCGTGACGCTCACAGTGAGCCCACCAGCTAGCCAGCCACGATGCAGGATGCCGGATGAAGCAGAAGCTGACCAGACCCTCCGGCAGATCATCGGGGGCAGGTGCATGGCCGTCAGACACGTCCTTCGTGTAGTCGAGGCTCTCGTCCTGCAACACCTTGCGGACCCACTTACCTCCACACTTGGGGATGTGGACGAAGCAGTACTTGTCGCCGAAGATCGAGGCCATCAGGAATTCCCGTTAACAGCAGCAGCGAGCTCAGCGAGGCTACGCGGCCACCGGGGAACGGTGACCACCGAGAGCATCTCAAGCTCCCGATGTCGAATCACACGGCAGACGAATCCGAGGTAGTCCCACCACTTCAGAACGTACGTCAGCAGCTTCGGCAGAAAACCATCGCCCTTGATGCAAACGAATGTCGCTCGGGAGGTATGACGCCACAGCACCGCAGCGGGCAGATCTTCCACCATGCCCACTTCTTTCCATCCAACCTCAGTCGTAATCACGAAAGCCTCCTACGCTTCACCGCCGCCGTCGCCATGCGGAACTTCTCCTCGTCGGAGATGTCGGGGTTGTCGCGGTGGATCCCGTCACCGATAAGCTTCCGCTCCCTGTCCGCCTTGCTGCCCTTCGAGAAGTCGATCTCGTCCTTCGACTTCGCCAGCGGGATCGCCTTCCTTTTCGGCATCAGACCACCTCGTCCTGGCTGGCGAGGAACAGGTTCTGCAACACTTCCGGGTTGGAGAACACCTGCTGAACCGCCGTCTGCACCACCGACCTGATCTCGTCCTTGGCGGCGTCCACCGTCTCCGCCTGAGCCCTGGCAGTCGCCTGCTGGATCGCCTCGTTCATGATCCGACGCTCCTCCTGCTGCTGCACCTGCTGCTGCTGGAGCTGCGCCCTCTGCTGGGCAAGCTGGAGCAACGCCATGTAGTAATCCTCGAACCCCTGCTGGATCTGCGGCGAGGCGGCAACGAAGTCAACGTCGTTCATCTGCTCCTCGAACTCGTCAAGCATCGGCCCGGGGTCCATCCACTCCCTGACCTGCGGGGGCTGCTCACCACTCCACAGCATCCCGATGATGTCCCGGGAAAACTTCCTGACCCGCGCCTCCCGGCTTTCCCTGCCGGTGTCACCGAACTCCAGGTCCGCAGCGATCTTCGACTTGTCGATCGCTCCCGTCCTCTCGTCCACGTAGAGCACCGCCAAGGGTGACTCCAGGCGCTCCCGGAGCCGCGCCTCGCGCATGGCGCGAAGCTCGGGAACCAGCGAGCCACGCTCGATCGTGATGTTGTACTCCGTCCCGGCCCGCAGGATCTCCTGCGTGTGGAACGTGAACACCTCGTCACGCTCGTTGCGGGACGTGTAGTGGAGCGTCCTCACAGGCGGGTAGAACTGCTTGACCCTGTTGACCCTCTTCTGCTTCACCCGCGCCAGACGCTCACCGAGGTGCTTGAACACCGGGCCATACTGCGTGTCCAGGATCTCCTGGAGCATGGGGACCGCCAGAGGACCACGGAGCTGGCCGGGGAACTTGCTCTCCTGGAACAGGTCCGACCCGCCGGCAAGGTCGTCGAGAGCCGCCTTGACGTTGTTGATCGACTGGATGAACCCGGACCACATCTGCGCCACGTCCGCCTGCGCCACCAGCTTCTGACCTTCGGGGCTGATGCCCTTCTCGATCACACGGGCGACATCTCCACCGTCACCCTCGAAATCCTCCAGCGAGAGGCTCCCACCTAGGAGCCACGGGGACTTCCCGAACTTCTTCATGTAGTCGAAGACGTCCGAGAGGTGGCGGTCGAACGCCTTGTTGACCGGGATCAGGTCCGTCGCCCAGCCCTTCGTCCAGAAGGTCGTCGTGACCGGCTCCCAGTGGAAGTCCACCATCGGGATCCCGTCCTCGTAGGGGTTCGGCCCGTCACGGAGGACCGCCTTGCCCGGCACGAACACCGTGTACCGACCCTCCGGGTTCTCCGGCGAGGAGGTCATGAAGCGTTCGACCACCACGAACATGTCAGGGTCGTCCTCGCCCTTGCTGCCCTGAACCGCCGGGAGAAGATCCTTGAGGTTCAGGCCCGCCAGCGAGTCCCCCTGGTGGACGAGGTTCGTCTTCACAATCTTGATGTTGTCGTCGGGCTTGAGCTCGGCGATCTCCTCTTCGGACGCGGCGGTCACGTCCGTGCGGCTCGTGTCGATCTTGGCGACGAACTCCATGACCCACGCCTTCGTCCGGGGCGCAGCGATGGAGACATGCTGGTCCGGGGCGAGCTGCTTGAGATCCCTCACGGATGCGTCCACGAACACGTTGAGCGGCCCGTAGACCTCCGACCCCACGTCACCGATGGGCCGGACCTCCTCCTCGACCTCGAACTCCTCCGGCGCCCTTCCCTGACCGCCCTCCTCGGGCGGCAGTATCAGGATGTTCCTGACGGAGTTGGGAACCAGAGCCCCCTGCTCCATCTCATCGCTGAGGGAGAGCTTGTCGCGCCACACGAGGTCTTCCTCGCGGACCTGGAACCCCTGCCGCTCCCAGAAGTCCTGCAAGCCCTCCACGTCCTCCACACGGACGGGCACAGGCTCCTGAGTGGCGTTCGGAACCCAGGGGGTGTACTCCACCGCCATCCCGCCGATGAGGAGCCATTCGATGATCTCGCGGGTGACGGACTCCTGGTCCACCTTGTCGTCGAGGGCGCGGACGAGCTTGTCCACGATCTGCGCCTGGTCCCGATCAGCAGGGTCGGCGGTGTCCGGCTTCGCCTTGAAGTTGGGGGCGATGGACGAGATGCGCCCAGCGAGCTTCTGCTTGCGGTTCCCGATGAAGTTGAACGGGATCCTGACCGGGGAGTCGGATCGGGTGAAACGGAATACCCCACCCTTGGCCTTCGTGAAATGCTCCCCGTGCGCAGCAGCGATCGCCTCGAGGACACGACCCTCGACGGAACCTGTCTGACGCGAGAACTTCTGCTTCTGCAGCCTCTCGAAGTCCTTCGTTAGCTGCTCTACATCAAGCCGCTCTGGCATCTATCCCCCGCCGGGATCAGAGCCCGTGTGGATCACTGAGATCGTAGTCCGTACTCATCACGGGCTCCGTGTCGGGTTCGGCCCCGAACATCGCCCGCTGCTCGTTGAGCATGTGCCGGTTCCTCTCCGTGTCCTCCTTGATCTCCGACAGCTTCCGGCACACATCTTCCAGATCCTGACGCACGAGGTGGATACCTAGCAAGCCTCGTATCCACCCCTTGAACCTCTCCACCATGAGACCTGTCTCCTGCAGGGGACTACCCGAAATGCTGGTCAGCAGCCCCAGGCGGGCGCTGTCTGACGCCCAGCAAGGACTCTATCGCGTACCGGTGCGGTCTCCTGCTGCTCCTTGTCCTGCCCTTCGGTCGCTGCACGAGGACGTGCTCCATCCAGTCGAGGCTGTGGTCCTTCTCCTTCACGCGCCTCCACCTGCCCGTCGAGGTCTCCTCCGGTGGGTACGTGGCGATCTCCACCTCGTAGGGTAGAACCTCCAGGTAGGGCGCGAAGTACACGCGGTCGTGCTGGAAGAACTCCCTGCTCACCTCCGTCCTCGCCTCGGGATCGTTCTTGTCCGGCCAAAGCGTGATCCCGTGCGTCAGCATCTCCCCCTTGAACTGGGCGTTGGAGTCAGCGTGTAGAAGCTTCGGACCGCCAACGAGGGAGCGGACGTAGTTGATCTTCTTGCCCCAGTCTGCCACCGACATGGCCTCGTCACGCTCGATCTCCGTCGCCACGTAGCGGTAATTCGGGATCTCCGCCAGCACGAACGCCTCTCCGTCCTCGTTGAAGGCGATGAATCCCGCCGAGTAGTGCGTACCCGTGTCGGCACCGCCGACGATCTCCCACTCGTTCGGCAGCTTGAGGTTCTCGAGGCACTCCTTGCCCGGCGTGGGGTCGTGCCAGAGGTCCGGGTGCGTCGTGGCGTCGAACACCCGCTCCCCACGCTTGTAGCGGTACACGGACCCGACGTACTCCCCGAGGCGGCCCTCCCAGGCGATCGCATGCTTTTCCGATGTCATGATCTCCCGCTGCGCCTCCTTTTCCAGCGGGTCGAAGACGAACGGGTTCTCCTCGCGGGGCGTCCCGTGGATGCAGTAGAACTGCGGCTTGCCGGGGTCCTCTCCGAGCTGCCGGAGAACGTCGAGCCACGGGCTGTCAGGGGTGGTCAGGAACGTCGTCTTTCCACGCCTCGCCACGAGGTTCTGCGAGAAGTCGGTATACGCACGGAGGCCCGGAAGCTGGTACGCCTCCGCCATCAGGTACCCGTCCCGCTCCTGCCCCTTCATGCTTTCCGCCACCTCCCACGAACGTGGCACGCAGAGCGATCCGTTCGACATCTCCAGCCGCCCCCTGCCGTGGTGCAGCTTGTTGGTGTACCGGCAGGACGGCATCCACTCGTACTCGGCATCGTCGGACTGCTTGTACTCGACGTGGTAGTTGGCCCCCTGCTCGGTGACGATCGCCTCAAGTATGTAGTTGAACTCCGGCTCGCAGATCGTGTACTCGCGCCCGATGATGTCCCACTTCACGCCGGGGATGAGAAGCTGCGGGGCAACCCACATCGCCCCTCCCGCGCTCTTGCCGCTCTTGTACGCCGCGAGGTCGGAGCCCACCATCGCCTCCGAGATGAGGCCCCACCGGGAATGGTAACGAGGTCGAGGCTCCAGAAGGCGACGCTCCACCCACTGCGATACCGCCCCATGCTCCCCCACATCGCCCATCAGGACGTCCTGGGTCTCCCCAGGACGCCAGAGGAAGGCGTCGCCCGACTCCAGGTACTCGTCGGTGTCCTCCCACGCCTTCACGACGCGCTCGGAGAGCTTGAACCCCTCCAGGGCGAGCCACACCTTCGCCTGGTGGGGAAAGGGGACGAAGGACAACCGTCGGCACAGGGCGCGTCTGAGCCACGGGGAAAGGGCGTCTCGCAGATCAGGA